ATTTAAAAAGGGTGGAAAATACCCAGAGGGTATTTTGCCCCTTTATAAAGGGAAACAATTAAATTTTATTTTAGCTGGTGTGGATATTCAGGATAATAGGATAGAAGTATTAATTACCGCTTGGCATCGTAAAATTTGTTTTGTTCTTGAGCATATTGTTCTCTGGGGGAATACCAATAATGATGCTCACGAGTCGCCGTGGGCTGACCTGTCTGACGTCTTAGAAAATAAATATCCATCAGGTGATGGCAGTATTGGAATTACGCAGATGGCAGTTGATTCCGGTTACATTCCACATAAAGTTTTTGCCTGGCATAAGTCTTTGAAAAATCCTAAGATAGTAAGGGTTATACGAGGAGTTCATTCGATTGATGCTATAATTTCTTATCCAAAATTAATGGAAGTTTCAGTTTATTCTGGTAAAAAAAGCAAGCGTGGTAATAGATATTTTGATTTAAATACTCATTACTTAAAGAGAGAAATATATAAGAGACTTTTAATTGATAGTGAAGAAATTACCGAGTCTTCAATTCTATTTCCGAAGGGAATGTCACGCGAATTTTACGAGCAATTATGCGCTGAGCGGATGATTCTTGCTGATGCCGCTGATCCTATGGATAGAAGCGGTATACGACGTTATAAATGGCGCGCTGTGCGCGAACGGAATGAAATTCTTGACACTATGGTGTATAATTTAGGGTGCTGGTACGGTTGCAATGCGAATCGATACTCGCAAAGCGACGAACGATGGGAAAAGTTTGTCTCAATTAAAGGAAGGTTTTTATAAATTATGGCTGTAGATCTTCAAGAAAAATATGACGCTATCCTTGATGGAATTACAAGTGGTGCTACTCAAATTACTTATAGTGGAAAGTCAATTTCTTTTCGATCTATTGATGAAATGATTTCGACTGCTCGTTTAATTCAAAGATTAATGGGGAATAAAGCTGGCAGATTTAAAACTGCGAGATTAAGATATGTTAATCCGAACATAGGTGGATTTTTTCTTGATGAAAACAGAAAGACCAGGTCGTTTAGGTAAATTATTTACCTTTAAGCGGAAGAAAAAACTCTACGATAAGCTCGTTGAGCAAGATTCTAAATTAAAAACTCTCGAACGCCGCTATTATGAAGCGTTGCGCGACCAGCGGAACGTAATTACGCCTTTATTAAATGATAGAAATCACTGGCAACAAAAACCTTTAAGAGATCAGGCTCGTCATCTCTATGAGAACGATCCGATCGCGAGACGAGTTGTTGATTCGATAGTTTGCAATATGATTGGAAAGGGAGTAACTCCTACGGTCTCAGGAATTTCTGAATATAAAGTAATTGTTGATAGATTTTTTTCTAATTGGATGGGATCGACTGATGGGGATTACTTTGAAAGTAATACGCTCACAGGACTTCAGAGTTTAATTGTTCGATGTTTAGTTCGCGATGGCTCAGTATTTGTTCGTAGAAATATTAGAAGGAAAAAACTTACCTTAGAAGTGCTTGAAGGCGAGTATTTAAATGTAAAATTAAATGGAATTGCTAAAGAAACTGGGAATGTAATTTATAATGGGATTGAATTTGCTGATGATGGAAAAATTTTAGCATATCATTTATTTTCTCATCATCCAGATAATTTTAGCATCGGAAATTTAAATGTAGAACAAACTAAAAATAATTATCTTGAAGTTACTCGTGTTCCGGTGACTGAAGTTTGCCACGTAAAAAGGTTGGATCGAGCTGGACAATTAGATGGATTTTCTTGGTTAGCGCCGGCGTTAGAAAGTATTTGGGATTTAAAAGAATACGAAGAAGCTAAATTAAAACAGCAAAAATTACAGGCAAGTTATACTGCTTTTGTTCAAGATAATTTTGAATTATCTGAAGAAGAAAGAGAAGATATTATTGGGATGGAAGATAAAACTCTTGCCACTGATGATAATGTTCGAGCTATTGAGCCAGGGTTTGTTGAGGAATTGCCACCCGGAAAAACAATTACTTTCCCCAATCCAACTGTGACGCCTCACGAGGCGTTCGTAGAACGCGCTCTGAGGCGTATTGCGGGGTCATTGGGAGTCTCTTATGAGATATTTAATGATTATAGTAATGTTAATTTCTCAAGCGGCCGCATGGGCTTTCTTGAAATGAATAGGCATATTCGCCACCAGTTAGAATCGACTATTATTCCTCAATGTTTTATGCGTATTTCCAAGTGGGTAATTACTCACTTAGAAGTCAACGGGCAACTGCCACCGAACAACGGAATAAGAGTCCGTTGGTCTCCAGAAGCGGCTGTAATGATCGATCCTGAGAAGGAAATTAAATCCCTTCAAAATGAAGTCTCATCGAATTTCATTTCGATGAGAGAAGCGATGAGTCGTTTAGGATATGATTTTGAAAAAACATTGGATGAAATAAAAGAATCCAATGAAAAACTTGATCAATATGGCATTTCTGGGTTAACATATGGTCAGGGTGGCGCAGTTAGCCGGGAATTTCTTTCTAAGATTAATAAGTCTCCAATGGATAATACTCAAGATTTCAAACTTTACAGTGATATTGAGAAGATTGTAAGAGAGACTGATTTAGCTAATTTAGAATCAATTAGATTAAATAATAAGCAAATTGGCAAGGAAGAAACTCCTGCAGAAACACCTGAAACTCCAGCAGAATAAGGGTATTTATGGTAAAAGTTTTAGATAAAAGACGCTCGGAAACTTACAAAAAAACAGCTAAAGGATATCATTTAGTTGATGTGGTCGTTTCTACCGGGTGCTTTGTTGAGCGCGAACAGCAACGTGAAGATGGTGAATGGGAAGCCTTTGAAAGGGGTCTAGAAATTAGCCATAAGGCTATCAGATTAGATAGATTTAATAATGGCGCACCTGTTTTAAATAACCATCACGATGGAACTCAAGAGAGATTAGATGTTCGGGATGTTATCGGAAGGGTAGAAAATTCCTGGATTGAGGATACAGAAGATGGCCCAGCATTGATTGCTAGACTGCGACTTTCTTATATTTCTGATAAAGAAAAAGAAATATGTAAGAAAGTAGAAGCGGGAATTTTGACCGCTGTTTCTGTGGGCGCGAGTGTTTACAGTGAAAAAGATTTAGGTAAAAACGACGAGGGAATTAGTCGTTTTATTGCTACAGATTGGGAACCAAATGAGATCAGTATCGTGGCTTCGCCAGCTGATATTGACTCTATAATAAGAAATAGAGATAAATTAAAACTAAAAACTTATGATTATTTTATTCATCAGAATATCAAGGGATTAAAAAGGGAGAAAAAAGTGGGAAAAAAATTGAGACGAAGTGGGAAAAAATCAAAGAAAGCGAGTGCAAAATTGACTCGGCTTGAATTGATTGATAAATTATTTTCCCATTTAAGTCATGAAGATCGAGATCGTTTTTTAAAGAATCTCGAGTATCGTCAGGAAGACACTGAAGAAGTTGATCGAGAAGAAGATGATGAAGAGATGAGAGAAGAAGGCATGGATGAGCCTTTAATTATGGAAGATGATGTTGCTGAGGCCGCTGTGGCGGCTGCAGAAACTACCGTAGAAGCGCTTCCTGAAGAGGTTCCACCTGAAGTATCAGATGATGTAGTTGACGCGGTAATGGACGTGCTCGAAGACGATTTAGGTGATATGATGGGTGCAGGTGACGGAGATGTCGCTATGTCTGAAGATGATACTGAAGAAGAAGAATTAAAAAGACGACTAAGAAAAATTCAAAAGAATAAAGAAGAATCTACTGATGACGTAGATCGTGAAGAGGAAGCTGAGGAAGATAGAGAAGAGGAAGAAGAAGCAACAGAAGAAGAGAAATTAAAACGAAGATTGCGTAAATTAAGACAATTAAAAAAGAATAAATTAAAGAGATCTTTCCAAAGAAAATTATATAAAAAGGTTAAATCTCCCGTGATTAAGCGTCGTTTAGGTGTGAGTGTTAATTCATCATATAAAGCAAACAATGATAAAATTGTCAGAAATATGGCAATTAATTCTATTGCTTCTCGTATGACAAATAATACTAATCCTAAATTTAAAACTGGTGCTGGCGAATTCTATGGAAAATCAACTATAGAAATATGTCGCAGATTGCTCGAACAAGCTGGTTATTCGAAGGCTCGCGATTTACCGAATGATAAAATATATCGGATGGTAACTCGTCCTCGTCGAAGAGGTTATGAGACTCGGGCAGCTGGGCCAATAATGGCTTATGCTGACTTGGCTGCATTGGTAGAAAGTTCCGCAACCAAGGCAGTTTCTTCATCTTATGAGCAATTTAGAGGTCTTCAAACCTTTACTCCTTTTGTAAAAAGATCGACTGTGGCTGACTTTAAGGATCAAGATAGAGTAAGTGTTTCGGACTCTGGTGCTTTATTTAAAGTTGAGCCAGGCGCGGCACATAAAATTGATTCTTTGGATGTAGTTAAGGAACAATTTAAAGTAGAAACTTACTCTAAAATATTCCAAATAACTCGCCAAGCTTTCATTACTGATGACACTCAAGAACTAGGAAAAATATTCGCTTCAGGAAAAGGTGCAGCGGATATTGAAAGTGACTTAGTTTATCAACAGGTTGCTAGAGGTTCTTATGGTGGTCAGCCACTTTATAGTAATGGTCGA